AATCATTTCATCCAATACCCAATCCCAGCGCTTGTAATAATTGTCGTCAGTTTTGCCATGTGTGTATAGTTTTGATATTTGTCCTTCTGGTGGCCACAACTCTTCGGGAACATCTTTAAATTCTACTGATGGAGAACCATGTTTGGTTGCTTTCAGTTGTTTCAACATCGGCAAGACGATATGCGCCAGTGTGTGATCCATACTCCAAGTATCCCACTTGTTAATATGAACCTCTATCTTCTGGTCTTCGCCAGCGTCTGGATAATTACCTATTTCGACTTTCACCGAACAACCTCTATCTCACCTTCTGTCTCTATGACAACACGAGCGCCGCAAGAAAGGAGAGGCTTATCATTCCCCCCATACCTAACAACACTGTTCCCCAATATTCGCACTTCATGACAATAAGTGTTACTCTTACCCTCTTTGATTGTGATAACTGGTTCGTCTGTTCCATGTTTTTTGTTCGCCCTTATCTTATGCTGATTGACATGAATATATTTCTTACTCATCTGAAACTTTCTACTCCGCCTTGGTGTTCGTCTGGGTTATACTGCAATCGTTCAATTTCGTCTTTGATTAACAGTTTCTCTTTCTTCAAATCCTTTGAGGGCGATTCTTCACACTCTCTATGCAGTTGTTGATGTCTTTCCTTTAACCATTGAATGCGTTCTAGTCTGTTCATTTAGATCCTCCATCAGTAAATATTTCTAATAATAATATTCCTATCGCTGGAAGTGATATAAGTCCAATAAACCAGACATAATCATACCAATGAATCATTCTTGACAATCACTCCCTGGCGTCACATAGGGGTCAACCTCTTCGGGCCAAGTCCTATAATATTGAAATGACTCTTCTGGATATCCTTGTTCGACTACCCATTTCGTCAAGTCAAAACTACTTAGTATGAACAAATCAGAACCAGTTCCAGCGATTGCGTGTTCTGGTAGTTGTTTAGGAAACCCATACAAATATCCAGCAGGAGAAGGGTCAATCATCAATTTGTATTTTTTAGACATGACACCAGCTCCTCTAACTTTTGTTCCTCTTCACTACCTCTTACTGTCCATGCTCTTAGAACAATCTCAAGTCCCTTTACATATTCTTCTGAATACTCCAAATCCTCTTTAGTGTGTTTTGGAATATCATCACCCATTGAACGCCAAGTCAGTATATCATTCACTGCACACTCAAGACTGTCCAACAATGCGTCTGGCACAATCTTGTCCTGTAGTTCATAATATGCCTCTTCCATAATCTCAAGAACTTTCAAAATAATCTCCTCGATTTGCCTTCTGTTCATCAGTCGCCCATTCATTCAAACGATAGTGTTTGTTATGAGAATGCATCATCTTATCTGCATGAGCATCTAATAGATGTGCGAAACCATGTAATGTGGTATGAATGTCGTCTTGACTACTAGAAGTCCATTGTCCATCATATACCATATCAGCATAGTTCTTTAGGATACTAGCAAAGTTGCCTATCTCCATAATCTCTTGTTCTATGTCAAATCGTGACACATCAAATAATGGTTCACTCATTAAAAAACTCCTCACGTTTTGAAAACGGTATCTTGCATTTTGGAAAATCCTCAATCAAGTCAGAACCCTTAGAGAACTTAACTCTAACAGTAGGAAAATCCACAATATCACAACAAATATAAGTGATGTTCTTTGCATGGTTATGTGCTTCTTCTTGCACAAACACTCGACCCTTCCCTGCCATGTTAGATGGAGAGAATGTTAGTCCACCCTTCGTAAAGCACTTCTGGTCGTATTTGTTGCCGTCTTTATCGACATGATCATAACCACGTTTGTCAACAAACTCAAGTTCTGGATACCACTTGGTCAACTGTCTTTCTAAGAAGTGTGATGCAAGGCGTCCATCAGTGAACATATCTGATAGTTCATTATTAGACAAATCACCGAATGAGATATTGTCTATTTTCCATTCATCAAAAGAATGATTCGAGCGTTGCAGTTCCATGTTTATCAGCCACCTTATTTACATTACTAGAGTTGTGTTCAACATTATTACCATTATAGTCATAAGGTATGGTGTTTGTCAAGAGATAATTTGTCTCTCCTGGCTTTTTAATTTTCCATTCTAAGTCAACATCTTTTGGATATGGTAATGTCCAATCCATAGTGCTTTTGTCGCTTTTTAGATACTTGCGTGTCCGTTTGTTCATAGGATAGATGTAGCGAAACTGTTTGCCCCATACCCTACTAAACCCTAGTTCACCCATCTTAGCATCGTTAGGTCGAGGGCCATACTTGAGGTCATCCCTTCCCATCTCTTTCTTCATCTTGCGTTGGATAGTGCGAAAGTGAACCTTCTCGCCTGCCTCAGTGACATAGACATCACTCCATATGAAACCACCATACAGGAAGTTTCCTGCCTGATATACATATCCAGGCTTACCTACAATACCATCTGCCCATGTGTATAGATACCAGATATCTGGTGTATTCTGTTTCATCCACTTAATCGTTGCAGACATCATTTGTGTCTCACTATTTCGTGGCATAGAATCATCCATGCACATTTTACCGATTTCGTAGTAGTGTTTTGTGGAAAGTTCTGGGAACATCTTTTTGATTGTTCCCATTGGATTGGTGCCCCAACCTAGTGTGAGAATACCTACCAACTCATCGTCTTGATATGCACCAAGATAATGTTTGGTGAGTTTGGGCATTACTGGACTGTAATGTCTTTGTTGAACAAATAGAGTTGCAACTCTATAGTCCACCTCTTTCATAATAATCATAAAACAACCTATTCATAAAATTCTATTTTACTTCCGTCTGGGCCTGTTCTGGTAACTTTTTGCATGTCACCAATCTTTACACGTTCTTCGTGTGTCTTAGTCTCTTTTGGTTCTTCAGTTTCTTGTGTGTCTGAATTAGGTTCTTCTTTTCTTTTAAGTAGATCAAATGATATATTTGCAGCAATCAATAGTAAAACAGCCAAAGGATCAAACACGACAACCAGAATAATGATAACAACCCTGACCGCATCCTCAAGTATTTCAGATGAGGATTCTCCATAGATTGTTTCTGCGATGTATTTGATTGGCCCGACTTCGGCTTCGATTTTGATTTGCTCTGATTTGAGCTCTGCCTTTTCCTGTTGAAGTAGGATGATATTATCAGAGATTTGATTAATTTGCGTGTTAATTTGAACTCGCTCTGGTTCTTGTTCTTTTCTAGCATTTAAACCCTTGGTCACTGCACCTAATTCAGTAAATTTTGCAATTGCTTCGTCTAACTGATTTAGTGCGTCCTCATATCTTGTAATTTCTCTTCGTTTTCTTTCTATATTATTATCTATCTGTTCTATCTGAAGAGTATTGTCTCCAGCAGTTACAGTCTGTTCAATATGTGCCTTCGAAAGAAAACCAAAGATGCCCATACTGGTGATGAACATTAAAGTTATAACTGCACCAGTAAGATATGTTTTCAGAAGAAAAGGAACATGTTTCCAATTCTGATATAACCAAGAGGCGGTTACAAGTTTACCAACCTCTAACACAATTCCCATAATTGCAACTGGAATTACTGCTGATGCAAAAATAGCAGTCAGTCCAATTATAGAATAATAGGCTGCAACGGCAGATATTGCTAGTGCGACCATCAATGTGATTAGGGCATTTATCATCTACTATTTATATTAACACCCTGCTGTTTCTTCATCCTCAAAATCTTCTGGGTGATCTTGAATATATTGGACTTCTTCCATACAGAATTCCCAAATGTTGTCATTGATGACTTCCCACATTTCCTCATGGAATGTATCTTGTGCCTCATCATCAACCCATTCTTCTTCATCCCTATCATAAGATTCTTCAGTCAGATTTTCAGAGTCTTCAATCACCATGTCAATGATTTCATCATAGTCATATTCGACACTCTCATAAACATAGTCACTATAGAACACATCACCACCAACAAAGTTGGGGCCTTCATCCTCATAGGTCATTGACGCAATGATTTTAGGGTCGTATTCTTTTAGAATTTTTAGAAGTTTAATTACTCCATCAGTTGGGGGACTCCATGCCGCTTCACCGTTGAAATATGGATCACCTTCTGTATCATAGTCCTCAAAGTAACTCCACTTTGGGCCGATGTGTTCACAAGTCCATTCATACTTCTCTGTCATCTCATAGGTAGTATCACCCTCTACAAACATATCAGAGAACCATTTGTGTGGAGCATCCTCACGAATACGTCCAAACATCTCTTTTAGTTTTGCCTTTGCATCGTCATTAATACGATGAAAGGTTACTGAAAAATGCACATGATTTGCCATTATACAGAACTCCCTTTTCCAATAGGTTCAACGACAGTCGAATCAATATAGTCGCCGTTAGTTTGATATTTGCGAGTCACAGTTTCTTTCTGTAACAGTCCATTTAGGTAACGATAC